TCAACAAAATAGACAACAAGGTGGTGGACAGCAACAAACAACAAAAAAACCAGGTTTCCTTGATAGAGTAAAGAGTAGACTTGGAGCAATCAAACAAGGTGCTGGTGATATTGCAAGAGGTGCTGTATCAACTGCAAAAAGAGTTGCTGGTGGAGTTGCAGATAGAGCAACTGGTAATTTAACTGATTTTGATAAGAGAGGTGGTAAAACAAGAGGTCTAGGAAGAGTTATAGGTGGAGCTATTGACGCAGCTACAGGAAATAAAACTGATTTTGATAAGAGGGGTGGAGAACAAAGAGGACCAATGCAAGGTAGTAGAGCTAGGTTCAATAGACGAAATCAACAAAGACAACAACAAAATCAAAATCAATCAAGTGGTGGTGGACAGCAACAACAACGTCAACAAAATCAAAATCAATCAAGTGGTGGTGGACAACAGCAACAGCAAAAAATGGGTAGAACTGAGGTGGCAAATAGAGAAAGATTGGGAGATGATAGAGTTGATGCATTGAAAAAGAAAAATGCTGAGTTCCAAGCAGCGAAAAAAAGTGGCAATCTAGCTCAGTATCGCAAGGATAATCCAAAACTATCTGGTAAAGAAAGAGCACAACAGATGGCAAAAGATAGAATAGCAGCTAAAAACAATCAAAATGCATCATTCTAAACTATGACTAACCCTAAAAAAACTCTCGATGAAAAGTGCTGGAAAGGGTACAAAAAGAAAGGTATGAAAACTATGTTTGGTAAAAGATATCCAAACTGTGTGAAGGTGAAGAAAGAGGGATTTTCTGATTGGAGAAGTGAACTTGAGCAAATCGAGGAAAAAACAAAACTAAAGAATACTAATTACGGTCCTGCTGTTGTATATCAGGATAATGAAAAGACTGTTGTACCTGCTAGAGTAAGACAAATGCCAACTGGTGGAGATGGCACTGCTTATATGGGTGAAGCAGCAGTATCTCAACAACAACAAAAATTTATGGGTATGGTTTATGCATACAAAAAAGGTGAGATGCCAAATGCTTCAGATGAAGTAAAAAAGGCTGCTGAAAGTATGACTATGAAAGAAGTTGAAAAATATGCGTCAACTAAGCATGCTAAATTACCTAAAAAAATAGAAGAAAAATTGGATAAAAATGATATACCTGTTATAAAAGGAATAATTGGTAAATTAGAAGGTGCAAGTAAAAAACATAAAGACCAATCAATAGCGTTAAAAAAAGCAGTAGAAGAAAATACTGCAATTGAAAGTGAATTAACAATTCAAGATTGGAATATTGATGATATCAAGTTTACAGAAATCGAAACTGTTGATATAATTAAGGCAAAACCATTAAAAGAAGAGCATTATGATTGGAGACTTGATGAAAAGTTTAGATTTTTAAAAACACTTGGTAAAAAAATAATTATGGGTACGGGTTCTTCATTAAAAGGAGGCATAAATCCTAGATTAGGAAAGGCAGCGAGTTATAATGCTGCAATACTTACAACAAATAATAAATTAGCTAATTTAATGAGGGGTAAACTAAAGACTCCAATTGATAAAATTGTAAGTCCAAATCTATATCTTAACAGTGCAGATGATAGTGTAAAATCAGTTAGAAGATTAGCAAAAACAGTTGATAAAAAAGTACCACCTAATCAAACAACTAATTTAACTGTAGATACTTCTAGAGATATTAATATTAATAAAATGTTTGATAAAAAAGTGACTACATCTAAAAATAAGAAATTTAAAAAGAAAGGTGGTGATGATGATGCTGCTCCATCTTTAATGGCATCCTATGATTGGAGAGCAGATTTAGGTGAAGATTGGCAAAAGGTAAATCGAAAAGATAAGACTGATGGTATGAGTCAGAAAGCAGTAAATGCTTACAAGAGAGAAAATCCTGGTTCTAAATTAAAAACTGCTGTAACTGGTAAAGTGAAGAAAGGATCTAAAGCATCGAAGAGAAGAAAGTCATTCTGTGCTCGTTCTGATGGACAAAGAAAGATGCACAATATTGATTGTAAGAAGACTCCGAACAAGAGAATATGTAAGGCAAGAAGACGCTGGAAGTGCTGATGAAAACTTATAAACAATTTATTAGTGAAACAAAACAACTTGATGAAGGAAAGATAAAACTTGCTAAGTTAGCATTTAAAGGTATCAAAAAGTTAGGTAAATTATTTAAAAAAGCACCTAAAAAACCACCCAGAACTATAGACCCATACTTTGCTAACAAAGCATTTGAGAAAGGAACAATGGTGCCTGGTTATCATGGACAGTCACTAAAAAATATTACACAATATAAAAAGACTGGTATAACTCCTACAGTATCAGGTCTTAAAACAGATCCATTAGTTCAATATAAAAACAATCCAGCAACTTTAGATTGGATAAAAAGAACTGGATATACAGGTGGTTCAAGAAATCAAAGTATGGCAAGACCTGGTATTGATGCATATTTTACATCTAAAACTGATGCGGGGTTAAAGAGAGCAACGCAATATAAAAATAGAGGTGCTGCTTACGAAAATCAAAAAATAAAAAATGTCTTAAATCCTATCAAAGATAAAGGAGAGGTGATGGATGTAGCAGTAAATAAAAGATCAATTAGAAAGGGGTGGAAATCTACAGATGGAAAGTTTGATAATCCAGGTGATGCAGCAGAAAGAATTGCAAAAGCACAGGATATAATTCCTATCGTTCCTGGTCCATCATCAAAAGTTGGTAAATATCGATTAGTACGACAACTTAGAAGGGATAGATTAAACAAACCTAAATAGTCAATAAAAGTTTAGAATAATGATCACATTAATTAAAGGTACTGAGGCAGCATGTGGCACAGATGCTGCAGGTGCATCCACCTTTGGTAGTGCTACAGCAGTCCGTCTTGTTAATAATGGTGGCACTGCAAGATTAGTCACTGTCATTGATTCAGTTGGAGGATCTACAACAATAGGAACTTTTACAATGCCAGGTAACTCTGTAGAGGTTGTAGAGAAAAAATCAACGGAAGCGATCTTTGCTGCAAATGCTGCTGTATTAGGTGCAGCTGTAGGATATACAATAAGTTAATAATTTAATTTTATATAATTAATTACATGGCTCATGAACTTTATCTTGGTAATCCCAATTTAAAAAAAGCAAATACTCCTATTGAATTTACACAGGATAATATTGTTGAATTTTTAAAATGTAAAGATGACCCTGTTTATTTTGCAAGAAAATATATACAAATCGTATCTCTCGATAAAGGTCTTGTTCCCTTTAGTCTATACGATTTTCAAGAAAAATTAATAAAAAATTTCCACGAGAGTAGATTTAATATATGTAAGATGCCTCGTCAGACTGGTAAATCTACTACTTGTGTGTCTTACTTACTACATTATGCAGTTTTTAATGATAATGTAAATATTGCAATACTTGCAAACAAGGCATCAACTGCCCGTGATTTATTGGGTAGATTGCAATTAGCATATGAAAATTTACCAAGATGGATGCAACAGGGTATTATATCTTGGAATAAAGGTTCATTAGAATTAGAGAACGGGTCAAAAATATCAGCAAACTCAACATCATCATCTGCAGTTAGAGGTGGATCTTACAACGTTATATTTTTAGATGAGTTTGCATTCATACCAAATCATATTGCAGATGATTTCTTTGCGTCTGTATATCCAACAATTTCATCTGGACAAAGTACAAAAGTTATAATTGTTTCTACCCCTAGAGGTATGAATCATTTTTATCGTATGTGGCACGATGCCGAAAGAAATAAAAATGAGTATATACCAACTGAAGTTCATTGGTCTGAAGTACCAGGTCGTGATGAAGCATGGAAGGAGCAAACAATAGCAAACACATCAGAACAACAATTCAAGGTTGAGTTTGAATGTGAATTTTTAGGATCTGTTAATACTTTAATTAACTCTGCAAAATTAAAAAATTTAGTATATGAGAGTCCAATACAAAAAAATGCAGGTTTGGATGTATATGAAATTCCTATGAAGGATCATAATTACTTAATCACAGTTGATGTTGCTCGTGGTTTAGGTAATGACTATTCTGCATTTGTTGTTTTTGATATAACTAACTTCCCATATAAAGCAGTTGCAAAGTATCGTAATAATGAAATCAAACCAATGTTGTTTCCAAGTATTATTGATGATGTAGGAAAAGCATATAATAAGGCATTTATATTATGTGAAGTGAATGATATTGGTGATCAGGTTGCATCTATCTTAAATTATGATTTAGAGTATGATAATTTATTAATGTGTTCTCAAAGAGGTCGTGCAGGTCAAGTTGTTGGTGCTGGATTTAGTGGTAAAAGATCACAGTTAGGTGTCAGAACTACACAGGCAGTTAAAAAACTTGGTTGTTCAAACCTTAAAACACTGTTAGAAGATGATAAGATACTTATTATTGATTATGATATTATCTCTGAATTAACTACTTTTTCCCAAAAACACAACTCATTTGAAGCAGAAGAGGGATGTAATGATGATCTAGCAATGTGTTTAGTTATATTTGCTTGGTTAGTTGCACAGGATTATTTCAAAGAAATGACTGATAATGATGTAAGAAAAAGAATATATGAAGAACAGAAAAATCAAATAGAACAAGATATGGCACCTTTTGGTTTTATGTCTGATGGTTTAGATGATGATAGTTTTGTTGATAAAGACGGAGATTTATGGAAAGTTGATGAATATGGCGATAGATCTTATATGTGGGATTATATGTAATGAAGGATAAAAGTAGAAAAACACAAGTCATCAATCTGATAAGATTTGTTATATTTTTTCAATTAGCAATAGTAGGAGCAACTATAATCGGTTGCTTTGTTGCTAAGTCGAATAAATGTGCAGAGGCAGACAAGCAACACATTGCCAACATGATGACTGTTATAACTACTTCTACATTCGCCTTATACGCTGCAGAAAAATGATGGACTTGACTGCTAGTAATGTAATTGAATCTTTGTCTGAGATTGCTCCTTATATTGAAGCAGATGGAGGATTTGTAGAATTTGTAGAGATAGAAGAGGATACAAACTATGTTAAAGTCAGATTAGGTGGTGCTTGTACAAGTTGTGCAATGAGTGCAATGACACTTAAACAAGGCATAGAAAATAAAATAATGCAAGATATTCCTGATTGTAATGGGGTAATTCAAGTTCTGTAATGGATTTTGATGAACAAATGGAGGTAAGTCATTTCGTTCTTACAGAACGTAAATGTCGTGTTTGTGGTAAAGTTAAAGATTTAATTGATGGTTTCTATCTGATAAGAAAAAATAAAAGTATTCAATCATCATATTCTTATGAGTGTAAAACATGTACGATTACTAGAGTTAAAAAGTCAAAAAAGAAGATAAGTAATAGATGGGAATACCCAGATTGGTAGTTCATGCACTGTTTCCCCGATGAAAAAGGGTATTTTAATAAATAATTTCAGAAAAATATTCCTGAGATCGGAGAATACAAGATGGCGGTAAATTTAGCCTCTCCTGGTATCCTAGTAAGAGAAGTTGATCTAACAATCGGTAACGTAGATCCTACAAGTGGGTC